TCACCACAAAAAAATTTCAGAGGTTTCGCTGAAGGTAGATCTAAATAATGTACGAGCAAACACTATACAAAGTACTGCCTGATCACATTAAGTCTAAAACCATTAAAATACAAAATAGGTATAACAAATGGGAGTATGGCTATAACAAAGAACACGATGTTGTTGTTATAAGTAAGACTGGAAAGATTGGAGAGATATATGAAATACAGGGATTAAAAATAGCTTTACCTTACATAGACAAAGCTTATTCAAGATCTGAAAATAAATTAGATCAGTATTGGGAGTCTCACAAAATTCCAACGGAGTTATCAAAGATTAAAACAATTTTTGAGTGGGATACTTTTCCTGATCATTTTAAAAACAAATGGTATGAATATATTGATCAAGAGTTTGAGTATAGGGAAAAAGGTTTTTCGTTTTATAATAAAGGCGTTCCTACTTACATTACTGGCACTCATTACATGTACCTGCAGTGGACCAAGATTGATGTTGGGCAACCAGACTTTAGGGAAGCAAACAGATTATTCTTCCTCTTCTGGGAAGCTTGCATGGCAGATAGCAGATGTTTCGGAATGTGCTACCTTAAGAATAGGAGGTCCGGTTTTAGCTTCATGGCCAGCGGAGCAGCAGTTCATATGGCAACAATATCTTCTGATGCGAGATTCGGGATCTTATCCAAATCAGGCGCAGATGCTAAGAAGATGTTTACAGATAAGGTGGTACCTATATCAATCAACTATCCTTTCTTCTTCAAACCAATTCAGGACGGAATGGACAGACCGAAGACCGAGCTCGCCTACCGTGTACCCGCGTCCAAAATTACCAGAAAGTCCGTCGATAAGGTATCCATTGCCAAAAACGAATTACAAGGACTTGATACGACCATCGACTGGAAGAACACCGGTGATAACTCCTACGACGGTGAAAAGCTCAAACTTTTAGTACACGATGAATCAGGAAAATGGGAAAGACCTGATAATATATTAAATAACTGGAGGGTTACAAAAACAACTCTAAGACTTGGTAGTAGAATTATTGGTAAGTGTTTAATGGGATCAACATCAAACGCTTTAGATAAAGGAGGTGAAAACTTTAAAAAACTTTATTATGACTCAGACGTTACCAAGAGAAACCGCAACGGACAGACTGGCTCAGGATTATATTCTTTGTTCATACCTATGGAATGGAACTACGAAGGATTCATTGATACTTATGGAATACCTGTCTTCGACACTCCAGAGAAACCTGTTAAAGCAGCAGATGGGTCGATGATTGAATACGGTGTTATAGAACACTGGCAAAATGAAGTTGATGGTTTAAAGAATGACCAAGATGGTTTAAACGAAATGTACCGTCAGTTTCCAAGAACTGAACAACACGCATTTAGAGATGAGGCTAAGCAATCGCTGTTTAACCTTACAAAAATATACCAGCAAATAGATTACAATGAAGATCTTAGAAACACTGCAATTGTAACTACCGGCAGTTTTGCTTGGGAAAATGGAATGCCCGATACAAGAGTAGTATTTAATCCGCATAAAGATGGAAGGTTTAAAATAACTTGGGTTCCGGCTAAACATCTTCAAAACCAAGTAATAATAAAGAATGGTACTAAATGGCCGGGTAATGAACACCTTGGCGCATTTGGTTGTGATAGTTATGATATATCAGGTACAGTTGACCAAAGAGGATCTAATGGTTCTTTGCATGGTTTAACTAAATTTTCAATGGAAGACGTGCCTCCAAATCATTTCTTTTTAGAATATATAGCTAGACCACAAACAGCAGAAATATTTTTTGAAGATGTTTTAATGGCGTGTGTATTTTATGGTATGCCAATACTAGCTGAAAATAACAAGCCAAGACTTTTATATCATTTTAAAAGAAGAGGCTATAGAGGTTTTTCAATGAATAGACCTGACAAGATTTGGAATAAACTATCCGTTACCGAAAAAGAAATAGGTGGAATACCAAACTCTAGTGAAGATATTAAGCAAGCGCATGCTGCTGCTATAGAAACTTATGTTGAACAATTTGTAGGTTTATCAGATACTGGTTATGGAGATATGTATTTTCAAAGAACCTTAGAAGATTGGGCCAGATTTAACATAAACAATAGAACAAGTCATGATGCATCTATTAGTTCTGGTTTAGCTTTAATGGCTTGCAATAAACATAGATACGTTCCTGTTAATAGAATAGAAAGACAGCCTGTTAATCTAGGTTTAAAAAGATACAATAATGATGGTAGTACCTCAAAAATTATAATATAAATGAACATATACACAAATACCAATAGTTCCTTTCCAAGCCAAGTGGTTAGCGATGCAGAAAAAGCATCATTAGAGTATGGTATTCAAGTGGCTAGGGCCATTGAACAGGAATGGTTTGACCAAGGAAGGACTAATGCTAATAGGTATCAAACTAATTATAATAACTTTCATCAATTAAGATTATACGCTAGAGGTGAACAGTCAATACAAAAATACAAAGATGAGCTTGCTATTAATGGTGACTTGTCTTATCTTAATTTAGATTGGAAACCTGTCCCTGTTATATCTAAGTTTGTAGATATTGTAGTTAATGGTATGTCACAAAAGACATATGATATAAAAGCTTTTTCACAAGATCCGGAATCTTTAAAGAAAAGAACAAATTATGCATTAGCAATAATGCGTGATATGTATACTCAAGATTTAATACAAAAGGCTAATCAGATAACTGGTGGTAACTTTGCTAATTCATCTTTATCGGCTAATGAATTACCGGAAACAAGAGAAGAGCTGGAATTACATATGCAGCTTAGCTATAAGCAATCTGTTGAAATTGCAGAAGAAGAAGCTATTAATAATGTACTGGCGGCAAACAAGTATGATCTAGTAAGAAGAAGATTAAATTATGATCTTACAGTATTAGGTATTGCTGCTGTTAAAACGTCTTTTAATAAAGCTAACGGCATTGTTGTAGATTATGTTGATCCTGCTTATATGGTTTATTCATATACAGAGGATCCAAACTTTGAAGATATATATTATGTTGGTGAAGTAAAAGCAATTACTATACCAGAACTTAAAAAGCAATTCCCTAATATAACAGAAGAGGAATTAAAAGATATTCAAAACATGCCTGGCAATAATCAGTATATAACTGGTTGGGGTAATTATGATGAAAATACTGTTCAAGTTTTATACTTTGAATACAAAACATATTCAAATCAAGTATTTAAAATAAAGCAAACAGAATTTGGATTAGAAAAAACTATTCAAAAAGATGATAGTTTTAATCCGCCTGAAAATGATAACTTCCAAAAAGTATCCAGAACAATAGAAGTATTATATTCTGGAGCAAAAGTATTAGGAAATAATACTATGCTAGAATGGAAGCTAGCGGAAAACATGACTAGGCCATATGCTGACACTACTAAAGTAGAAATGAGTTATGCTATTACGGCTCCTAGAATGTATAAAGGTAGAATTGAATCTATAGTTAGTAAGGTTACAGGCTTTGCTGATATGATTCAATTAACGCATTTAAAGTTACAACAAGTAATGTCAAGAATAGTACCAGACGGTGTATTCTTAGACATGGATGGTTTAGCTGAAGTTGATCTTGGTAATGGAACAAACTATAATCCAGCGGAAGCATTAAATATGTATTTCCAAACTGGTAGTGTAGTAGGTAGATCGCTTACTCAAGACGGAGACATGAATAGAGGTAAAGTTCCTGTCCAAGAATTGTCTTCATCATCTGGCCAAGGCAAAATAGCTTCACTAATTAATACATACAACTATTATCTACAAATGATAAGAGATGTGACTGGATTAAATGAAGCGAGAGATGGAAGTAATCCAGATAAAGATGCTTTACTAGGGCTACAAAAGATGGCTGCTAATCAGTCCAATGTTGCTACAAGACATATATTACAGTCAAGTTTGTATTTAACTCTTAGGGCTTGTGAAAACATATCTCTTAGAATTGCTGATTGCTTAGATTTTGAATTAACATCAAACTCATTAGCTAATAGTATATCTACTTTTAATGTTGAAACTTTAAAAGAAATAAAGAATTTAAATCTGCATGACTTTGGAATTTATTTAGAATTAGAACCTGATGACGAAGAAAAAGCACAGGTAGAACAAAATATTCAAATAGCATTACAATCTGGTGGTATTGATTTAGAAGACGCAATAGATATAAGGCAAATTAAAAACTTAAAGCTTGCAAATCAATTACTTAAATTAAAAAGAAAAAAGAAGCAAGCCGCAATGGAAGCTGCTCAACTTGCTAATATACAAGCTCAAGCACAAGCAAATGCTGAAACTGCTGAAAAAGCCGCGTTTGCTGAAGTTCAAAAACAACAAGCTCTTACGCAAGAAAAAGTTAATGTTGAACAAGCTAAGTCTCAATTTGAAATACAAAGAATGCAAACAGAAGCTCAAATTAAAAGAGAGCTTATGGCTGAAGAATTTAATTATCAAATGCAATTAGCACAAATAAAAGCTAATGCTGAAGCTGGTAAAATCGCGGAAGTTGAAGATCGTAAAGATAAAAGAACAAAAATACAAGCAACACAACAATCTGAGTTAATAGATCAAAGAAAAAATGATTTATTACCTAAAGATTTTGAATCACAAGGAAATGACGGCCTTGGAGGATTTAATCTGGAGCAGTTTACGCCTAGATAAAAACACTAATTAATTTTATATTATCATATCATGTCAGAAACAGTAAAACAAGAAGGGGATTTTAAATTGCAAAAGAAAAAACCTGCAATGAAAAAACTAAATAGTAATAGTAATGTTACTAAAGTTGATTTAACACCTAAAAAAGAAGAGGATGCCATTCAAGAGCAAGTCGCAGATGAAAGCGTGTTACGCGCAGAACAACCCGAAGTGGAATTGCAAGAAGTGGTCGAAGGAAACGAAGAACAAAAAGTCGTTGCCAAAGAGGTTGTTGAAGAAGAGCCAGTAGTTATTCAAGAAATAACTGATGAAGAAGTCGTTGAAGAAACACAAAAATTAACCGAAGACGTACAGGAAGCGATTGCTGAATCAAAAGAAACAGGAAGAGCGTTACCGGAAAACATTGAAAAATTAGTTTCTTTTATGGAAGAGACTGGCGGAACGGTTGAAGACTATGTTAGGTTAAATGCTGATTACACAAATGTAGATAACAATACATTACTTAAAGAATACTATAAAAAAACAAGACCTCATTTAGATGCTGAAGAAATACAATTCCTTATGGAAGACAACTTTAGCTATGATGAAGAACTTGACGACGAGCGAGATGTAAGAAAAAGAAAACTCGCTTTTAAAGAAGAAGTTGCAAAAGCCAAAGACTATCTGGAAACTATTAAAGGTAAATATTACGAGGAGATCAAGTTGAGACCTGGTATTACCCAAGAGCAACAGAAAGCAATGGAATTTTTCAACCGATATAACGAAGAGCAAAGCATGGCGGCTCAGCAGCATGAGAAATTTAAAGCTGATACCCAAAAACTTTTTTCTGATGATTTCAAAGGTTTTGACATCAATGTAGGAGAAAAGAAATTTAGGTATGGCATTCAAAACGTTGAACGAGTAGCTGAAAACCAATCAAACATCAATAACCTAATTAAGAAGTTCTTAAATGATAATGGTGAAGTTGTAGATACAAAAGGTTATCACAAAGCTATGTATGCCGCTGAAAACATTGACAAAATAGCAGCACATTTTTATGAGCAAGGAAAATCCGATGCAGTAAAAGAAGTTGTTACTAATTCTAAAAATCCATCTACCGCACCTCGACAAACAACAGCGGGTGATGTATTTATTAATGGATTAAAAGTTAAAGCAATTAGCGGTCTTGATTCTTCAAAACTTAAAATTAAAACAAAGAAATTTAACAATTAAAAAAATTTATTATGGCAGTAGTCGCACCCGTTTATGGGTCAATTAAACCATCTCAGAAACAACAACTTCTTGAGAGCAATTATTTAAACTTTACAGACGGATCTGGAAATGATTTCGCACAACAATACTTACCTGAAATTTATGAGGCAGAAGTAGAGCGCTATGGAAATAGAACTTTATCTGGTTTCTTAAAAATGGTTGGTGCTGAAATGCCAATGTCTTCTGATCAAATCGTATGGTCTGAGCAAAACAGATTACATATCGCTTATGATAGTGTTACAAAAGCAACTGATACAACTTTAACATTCGCTTTGAATGCTACAGCTGGACCAAGCTTTGTACAAAACGTTATCTCTAAAAACCAAACATTAGTAGTTATTGATCCTGCAACAGGACAAGACTTAAAAGTTTTTGTAACAGATAGTGTTAACACTTCTTCTACATTAGCTACTATTACAGTAAAACCTTACACTGCTGCTGATATGGCTGCTTTATCTGGAACTGCTGGAGCACTTAAAATCTTCGTATACGGTTCTGAATACAAAAAAGGAACTACAGATGCTGATATTAAGTCTGTAACACCTTCTTTCACTCAGTTCTCTAACTCTCCAATCATTATCAAAGAGAAGTATGCTATTTCTGGATCTGATACTGCTCAAATTGGATGGGTTGAAGTTGCTACTGAAGACGGTGCTTCTGGATACTTATGGTATTTAAAAGCTGAATCTGAAACTCGTTTACGTTTTGAAGATTACTTAGAAATGTCTGTAGTTGAAGGAGAATTAGTTTCTGGAGCTTCTACACTAGATACTGTTGAAGGTATCAAAGGTACTGAAGGTTTATTCGCAGCTGTACAATCAAGAGGTAACGTATTAAACAACTTTACTGCAGCTTCTGGATTAGCTGACTTTGATAGCATCTTGAAAAACTTAGATACTCAAGGAGCAATTGAAGAAAACATGTTATTCTTAAACAGACAAACTTCTTTAGATTTTGACGATATGCTTGCTGGCTTATCTGCTGGAGCTAACGGAGGTACTGCTTACGGATTGTTTGAAAACTCTGCTGAAATGGCGTTAAACTTAGGTTTCACTGGATTCAGAAGGGGTTCTTACGATTTCTATAAGACTGACTGGAAATACTTAAACGATGCTTCTACTCGTGGTGCTTCTAACGGAGCTGGACAAGTAGGATCTGGTATTGATGGTGTATTAGTACCTGCTGGAACTTCTACAGTATACGATCAAATATTAGGAACAAACATCAGAAGACCATTCTTACACGTGCGTTATAGAGCTTCTCAAGCTGACGACAGAAGAATGAAATCTTGGATCACTGGTTCTGTAGGTGGAGCTTACACTTCTGATCTTGATGCTATGGAAGTACACTTCCTATCTGAAAGATGTCTTGTAGTTCAAGCAGCTAACAACTTCGTATTGTTTACTGCATCTGCATAACAACAACTTGTAATTATTACCCTCGTTGTACTGACGGGGGTAATTTTTACTTTTATAAACTATTTAATCTTATTATATTATGGCTAAAAAAGCTACAGCTTCTACTAAAGAAGTATTTGAAGAAACTATGGTTGTTGAACAACCTAAAAAAGAAACACCAAAAGCACCTGCTAAACCAGAGTGGGAAATTAAAGATAGAACGTATTATTTGAAAGGAGCACATAGTCCTTTGACTTTCACTTTGTCTTCAAGACATACGTCTAGATACCCATTGTTATGGTTTAACAAAGAAACTGGTGAACAAAAAGAAATTAGATATGCAACTAACCAAAATTCTCCTTTTGTAGATGAACAAAAAGGTGAAGCAACGCTAGGGCATATCATGTTTAAGAATGGTACTTTATTTGTACCTAAAGAAAAACAAAATTTACAAAAATTACTATCTCTTTACCATCCAGGTTTGAATGTTAAGTACGCTGAGTTTGACGCTGTTATAACAGCTAATAATGACTTAGAAGACTTAGATATTCAAATCGACGCTTTAGTAGCTGCAAGAGAAATAGATATTGATCAAGCTGAAGCTATATTAAGAGTTGAAATTGGATCTGCTGTTTCTGGTATGAGTTCTAAAGAAATTAGAAGAGATTTATTATTATTTGCAAGAAGGAATCCAGGTTTATTTATGGATTTAGCTAACGATGAAAACGTGCAGCTAAGAAATTTTGCAATTAAAGCATCTGAAGCTAGTATCATTAAGTTATCACAGGATCAAAGAACATTTATGTGGGGTACAAACAACGCTAAATTAATGACAGTTCCTTTTGATGAAAATCCATATTCAGCTATGGCTGCTTTCTTTAAGACAGATGAAGGTGTAGAAATCTTTAAGTCTATAGAGAAAAAATTCAAATAGTACGTAATATTAATATATGGGGTGATTAATTTCACCCCTATATTATAATAAAAAATAAAATGGCAATAAACGTAGATACAGTTTACAAAACGGTTCTGTTAATACTCAATAAAGAACAAAGGGGTTATGTAACACCTGATGAGTTTAATAAGATAGGTACGCAAGTTCAATTAGAAATATTTGAAAAGTACTTTGAAGATCTTAATCAACAACTACGCGTGCCACAAGCTGACAGCGAATATGCTGACAGACAAAAAAACATAGACAACAATATCTCTATTTTTAAAACAATTGGAGATTGTACATATAATGTTGGTGGTTATTTTTTGCCACCAAGTGATACACATAGAATTGGTACTGTAATTTATAAAGATGAAGTGGAATTGCAAAGAGTTCAAAGAAATGAGCTTCTTAATATAAACATGTCTAAGCTTACAAAGCCAACAACAACTCACCCTATATACGTTTACGAAGACGGAACCACTACAAATCCGCCACGTATATATGTTTATCCAAAAACTATAACTACAGCTTCTGATGTAACGGTTTCTTATATAAGAAAACCAGCTAATGTTGTTTGGGGTTACCAGCAATTAGGTGGTGGAACCTGGACTTCAGGCCCATACATATACAATCCTGCAACGTCTACTCAGTTTGAATTAGACGCAACGGAACAAACAAATGTAATAACAAATGTATTATTGTATATGGGTATTGTTATTAAAGATCCTCAAATAATACAAGTTGCAGCACAACAAGCGCAAGCAGAAGAAGTAAATAAAAAAAGCTAATAGATTATGTCTAAACCAAATAACGGCTTAATAACCGAAACAAATAGCCAATATTACGCTGGATCACAGAGTTTTACTACTGTAGCAGGACAAACTTCTTTTGTTTCTACATTTAATACTGATTTAGTTTTTGGCAGTTACAGCCCAAATACAACAGATTATGGTTTAAATAATTTTGTATTATACACTAGTTCTAGTGGATTGCCTGGTACTTTCACTGAGTATATACAAGCATACACGGTTGTAGACAACACTATTAACCTAGCCACATCTTTAGCTGCTGGTAGTTATTTAGTTATACAATTAAAAGGTAATGATGGCGGTAACTATGGTAATGAAGATGCTTATGGTGATGCCATAGAAAATAATTACGGTGGATATGAATACGTAACATTGAATGACATTATAAACAACTTTTTAGTAGCTTATGTTGGTGCTGGAAAAATAGTTTCAGATGTTAAAAGAACAGATGTTATATTTCACGCTAAAAGAGGATTACAAGAATTTAGTTATGATACGTTAAAAAGTATTAAATCTCAAGAGTTAAGTGTTCCTCCTAGTTTAAGCGTACCACTTCCACAAGACTATGTTAACTATGTTAAGGTTTCTTGGGTAGATAAACTCGGTGTTAAACATCAAATATTTCCAACACAACTCACTAGTAATCCATATACTACGCCTATTCAAGACGATAACGGCGTGCCAATTCAAGATAACTACGAAGAAAATCTACAAGGATCTTCTCAAACAGAGGAAAGATGGAGCGTTGCTAATAAAAGTAAGATAAACAATATTGCTTCTCTTGAAAACTATAACGAAGGTCTTGATGGTGAAAACTATTGGTGGAATGATGGTAATTTCTTCGGAAGAGCATATGGCTTAGATCCTCAAAACGCAAATACAAATGGTTACTTTACTTTAAATCCAAGAGAAGGTAAAATATCTTTCTCAAGTGATTTAGTTGGCGCGTTAATTATATTAGAATATATTTCAGATGGTTTAGCTTATGACATGGACACTAAGGTTCCTAAAATGGCTGAGGAAGCAATGTACAAGCATATTATGTATAGCATTATCTCTACTCGAGCAAATCAACCTGAATACGTAGTGCAAAGATTTAAAAGAGAAAGATCTGCGGAACTTAGAAATGCTAAAATAAGATTATCAAATATAAAGCTTAGTGAAGTAATACAGCAGATGAGAGGTAAATCTAAGTGGATTAAACATTAATTAAATGGCTGAAATTAAAAATAATTTTATAAGAGCCAAGATGAACAAAGATCTGGATGACAGACTTGTTCCTCCTGGAGAATATAGAAATGCTCAAAATATATCTATAAGTAGGTCAGAAGGTTCTGATGTAGGTGCTTTAGAAAATATTTTGGGTAACTCTGTTATATCTTCTACTGTATTGAATATACCTAATATAGATGTTATAGGTTTTTTAGCGGATAACGCCAATAACAATATATATTTATTTTTAACAGATTACATTGATACATCTGTTAGTGGTATATCTAATTTTGCGCCATCAAGTGCAAACTGTATTATATCAAGATACAATACGTCTACAAAAATATATACTAAGCTAGTTCAAGGAAGATTTTTAAACTTTGCTAAAAACAATCCTATTATTGGAGTAAACATACTTGAAGATCTTTTGTTTTTTACCGACAATAGAAATCAACCAAGAAAAATAAATGTTAGTAAAGCTAATCCAAACAGTAGTTTAAATCCAACATATTACTCTAGTGAAGACACTATTTCTGTAGCAAAACCAGCTCCATTAGAAGCGATAAAACTAGTTAATATAGCTCAAGGATTACCATTAGAATCTACAATGATAAATCCAGCTCAGGAGTTTATGCCGGATGGAACAACGCCTAATCCCGATTATAACGATAATTGGGCTGGTGATCCTAATTTTCTACAAGATAAATTTGTTAGATTTAGCTATAGGTATAAGTTTGATGATGGAGAATACTCTTTGATGGCTCCTTTCACTCAAACATGTTTTATACCTAAACAGCAAGGTTATTTTTTAGATGGCGATCAAGATGAAGCTTATAGAAGTACTATAGTTAAATTTGTAGAGAACAATGTAACACAGATAGGTTTAAACATACCTTTTGAAACTGAAAATCCAGCTACTGATTTACATATAAGTGAATTAGAAATAATATACAGAGAGTCAGACACAACTAATATAAAGGTTGTTGAATCTGTGCCAGTGAACTCAGTTGTCAATAAAATGAAGTCTAATGTAAACAAAAAGGTTTATAACTTCACGTATATATCTACTAAACCATATAAAACATTACCAGCTGATCAAGGCACAAGAGTTTATGATATGGTGCCAGTTAGGGCTTTAGCTCAAGAAGTATCTGGAAATAGAGTAATGTATGGTAATTTTTACGATAGAATGTCACCGCCTAAATCTATAGACTATGGTGTTGGTTATTCTTTAAAACTACAAGACAGCCAAGTAGAATATCCTAATCATACTACAAAACAAAATAGAAACTATCAAGTTGGTATTGTTTTATCAGACAAATTTGGTAGACAATCTTCAGTTGTGTTGTCTTCAAAAGACACTGGAGATAATGAAGAAGGCATACAATATGGTGGATCAACTATATATCTACCTTATTTTAATGGAAATCCGTCAGATATATTAAGTTGGCCTGGTTACGCATTAAGAGTTTTATTTAATTCACCTATACCTTCTAATTTAGACATTGAAGGTTATCCTGGTTTATATAGCGAAACTAATCCATTAGGTTGGTATTCATACAAAGTAGTCGTTAGACAACAAGAGCAAGATTACTACAATGTTTACTTGCCTGGAATACTTAATGGTTATCCAGACAGAGACGGAATTGAATTAAACGAAACCGCTAACATTGTTTTAATAAATGACAATATAAATAAAATTCCTAGAGATCTATCTGAGGTTGGTCCTGACCAAAGACAATATAGGAGTAGTGTACAGCTTTTTGGAAGAGTTACTCCAACTATTACAGATGTACCAAATTTAAATAGACAATATTATCCAGGCATACTTTCTGATACTGTTGTTTCTATATCAACATTAGCTGATACAAACTACAATTTAAGCGGCGGAACTGATTTAGAATACGACGAATTTTATGAAAGCATTACAAACCCTTTAATAGGAAGAGTAAGCACTCAGTTTGAAGTTGGAAAAAGCACCGCAATAGGAAGACCAGAACAACTTCCAAATCAAACCTACAACATAACATTAGGAGTTTACGAAACTTCACCCGTTGTTTCTTTATTAGATATATATTGGGAAACTAGTACAACTGGTTTAATATCAGAATTAAATCAAGCTATAAACTCTGGATTCGTTGGACCTTACTTTATTAATCTAAATGGTGGTTATAATCAAAACGAAGGTATGGCATCAGGAACAAAAGTAGTTAGCGGTGCGTTTACTGAAGATAGTAGTAACGTTCCAATAACAACTCAAGTAAACTTTAGTTTCAGTTCTGTTGTTGACGGAAACGGCGTAGATAGAACAAGTGAATTTACCATATCTAAAACACCTAACTCTGCGTATCAATTTGATATAGCTACAAATGGTTTGTTTTACTATGGATCAAACTCATCTTATGATTTAGGTAATAGATCTTTTACTTTCACAATAAACTGTCAGGATGTAATTGGAGGCACAACAGAACAATTACAATTTACTGGATTAGTTCAAAATGTAGCTCCTACTATAACTAATTGTGTGACAGAATTATTAAACAGAGTTGATTTAAATGATCCTTGGATTATTTACACTTTCCAAGGTAATAACGGTTCTTTAGTGGATTCAACGCAAGGTTTAACATGGAGTATATCAAGCGTTAGTTATAATGGAGAAGTTATTGAAAATGATAACTTATTTGTTATAAATGAAACGTCTGGCGTTTTAACGAATCCTAATGGAACAGCTGAACAAGAAGGCAATTATCAAATAACAGTTAACTTAGAAGACGCTGGAGGATTAACTTCTGATCCATGTGAGTTAAAAGTTACTTTCGGTGATTTACAGGTTACTACAAGGTATTTTAATTTAACTACTCCACACGCTGGAGAATGGGTGTTAGAATGGGAACAGTTTAATAAGTTTTATCAAACACTTCAAGGTCCAGCTACAAATGGAGTGCAAGACACTAGAGTTGTTGATGTACCAGCTAATAACACAATGACCGCTAATGTCACATTAATAAATAGCAGTTTACTCTATACAACTACTTATAAGTTTATGGAGGGTGATGTTATTTTAGATACACAAACAAAATCTTCTGGATTTAGCGGAACAGTTTCATATACATATAACAATGTTAAAGCATTATCAGATTATAGGGTTTCTGTAGAATATGGTGTTACTGATGTTACCACTTACTATGGATTAAAGAAATGTGAAACTGGACAATCAGGATTTAGATCTACACAAACAACAGCGCAACAGCCAGGTTTAGTTGATGGCGATCAAGTTTTAGGTTTTGATGGTTTTTATTACACCATAGATGGTCTTGTTACAAATCCTGTTAGTGGAGGAATAGGATTTAATGTTACAGGTGAAAGAGATTGTCCTCCTGTATACAACTACTACATATTGAAACTAGCTTGCTATAGTTCGTCTCAAGAGTTATATGTTAAATCTTTAGATAACTTAAACAAAGGGGAAAATATTAGAGTTTTTGGCAACTGCTACGATGTTTACGACATTGATCCTCAAAAACGAGGCACTCAAGATGTGACTGGAGCAGGTGAATGTAGTTGTTAAATATCTACAAAAATAAGTGATTATAAATTATGGCAGCATCAATAGAAGTATCATACTTTAATTCGTTTTGGTTAAAACAGGTTCGTAATTCAAGTGATGAAGTTGTTTGGCCAAACGGTTATCCGTATCAAACCACTTTTCCTGGAACTGCTACAGCTGGAGATAACAACTGGTTTGTTGAAGAATCTAGAATTAGAGGTGGTTATAATAACACACAAGTAGACTTAGGTGTAAAAGCATATCTAGTTGAAGATGAATCTCAACAGCAACATCGTTCTAATGCTTTAATATACTCAGGTATATTCAACTCAAGAACTGGTGTAAACAATACAAATCAATTCTCAGTAGGTGAAAGTATAACTAAAGCTACTGATCCAGCTAATGGATCAATTCAAAAGCTTTATGCTGAAGATACAAACTTAATAGTGTTTCAAGAAAACAAAGTAAGTAGGGCTTTAATAGATAAAGACGCTATATACTCTGCTGAAGGAAACGCAGCTGTAACATCAACACAATTAGTAATAGGACAAATAGTTCCTTACGCTGGTAATTATGGTATTAGTAGAAACCCTGAGAGTTTTGCTGTATATGGTTATCAAAAGTACTTTGCTGATAAAGATCGTAATGCTGTTTTAAGACTATCTATGGATGGTTTAACAGAGATTTCAGGTTATGGAATGTCTGATTATTTTAGAGACAACCTAAGCAGTATAGGTGAGTCAGGTAGAATTATAGGTGGTTATGATATTCATAATAAAAACTACACTATATCATTACAACAAACACCAGCTTGGCAAGAAAACGTAGATAATCCTTCTAATTATGCTACTTTAACTTTTGATGAATTAGTAAATGGTTGGAATAGTTTTTATACTTATAAACCAACCGCTATAGGAAGTCTTAAGAATAAGTTTTATAGTTTTAAAAATGGTTCTATATACGAGCATTACACAAACTACAATGGTAATAATAGAGGTTATTTCTATGGTTCTTACGCTCCATCTAATATAACTTTTATATTTAACGAAAACTCTTCTGTATCTAAAAACTTCCAAACAGTAAATTACGAAGGTGATAATGGTTGGCAGGTTACTAGTTTCACATCCGATGCTCAACGATATGATTATATAAATAGTGGATGGGTTAGTTATGACGATACAACAGCTCAAGTACCTAGTTACAGCCAAACATACAATGATGGTGGTGTTGTTTATAGATTAGGTTTTGATAGAAAAGAAAATAAATATTTTGCTAATTTAGTAAATAATAGTCCAGCTAGAGACGGAGAAGTAGTTTGGGGTAATGAAATGTCTGGTATTAAAGGATATTTTGCTACTGTTACTTTTTCTACAGATGCACTAACAGATGTTGGTGGAGCTAAAGAATTATGGAGTGTTGGATCTAACTATGTAGTATCTTCATATTAAAAAATAACAACGTATGGAATTAGAATTAATTATAAACAATCCTAGTATACCTAAATTTATCGAAAGCATAGCTCCATTAGCTATAGCTGGAATAAGTGCTGGTATTAGTTTAATTGGAGGCTTAATTGGAGGTGGTAAGGCTAAAAAACAAGCTAAAGCTGCTAATATAGAAAAAAACAGATTAAATTCTAAAATAGCTTCATTAGAAAAAAATAGACAACCAATAGTAAATCCATATGCTGGCGTTACAGACGTTAGTGGCTTAGCTACTGATTTAAGTGGTCAAATAACTAATCCTTTTGAAAATTTAGGTGTAGCAACTCAAGCAGCTCAAATGCAAATTGAAGAAGCTGATATTGCACTAGCAAATACATTAGACACTATTAGAGCTACTGGATCTGGAGCTGGAGGAGCAACTGCTTTAGCTCAAGCAGCATTACAAAGTAAAAGAGGTGTTTCAGCTAGTATTGAACAACAAGAAGCTCAAAATGAAAAACTAAGAGCCCAAGGAGAAAGTCAATTACAACAAATGAAAATGGCTGAGCAACAAAGAATACAAGGAGTTCAAATTAGTGAAGCTCAAAGAATTCAACAGGCTGAAGCAGCTGGACAACAATTTATGTTTGGAGCTCAAGAAGAAAGAGATATAGCCAAGTTGGATAGATTATCTGGTCAGCAGTCACAAGCTAGGGCAGATGTAGCTCAAGCTAATCAAAATAGAGCTTCTGCTTTTTCTGGTGCAATGAGTGGTATAGGTAATATAGCTGGCGCTTATATGGGTACGTTAGGTAATTAAATAAATAGAAATGAGTTATAGAAATCCAGAAATAATCACTGATAAATCAGGAGAAATAATAACGCAAGGCTTTGCATCTTTTGGACAAAGTGTAGCTGGTGGTTTACAACAATGGTCAGCTAATATAGAGAAAAGAAAAAAAGAACAAGAGGAAAAAGATCAGCGTCAGTTGCAAATAAAAACAACTGGTCAATTAAATGCGTTAAAAAGATCAACTGATTTTAATTCAAAACTACCAGCAACTACTTTAACAGAAGAAATAAAACCAATTGTTAGAGAAAGACTAATGTATTCTGCTGATTTAAGTTCAGAATTATATTCTGAAACTGACCCACAGAGAAGACAGGAATTAATGAAAGAGATTTCTAATGTTGAAAGATTTCTAGACACAACCGCTGCTGGTCTTGGTAAATTAAACGAAGACGTTAGTGCTTATGCCGAACTAAGTCCCACCGAATTAAATGCGCAATATGGTATTGCAGGTGATAAAAACGCTCAAGTAAATAATCAAGGGTTTCTAGCTGGTTTAGCTGGTCAAGCTGATAACGCTAATTTTAAACCTTATTTTGATGAAAAAACTAATTCTATAGTAGTTAGAGCTGGTGGTAATATAGGTGGTAGTGATTTTTATATGGAAGACTTTAATTTTAGTAGCTACGTTAGTGGTTCTGATTTAATATTTCCAATATCTCAACTTAGAAAAGAAGCTGCTGATTCAGCTAGTAAATTAATACTAGATGAAAAAGGCAACATGAAACCAGGTTTAGTAAACGAAAAACAACTTCAAGTTATAACTCAAGATGTTATACAAAATGGTAAAGTTACGGGTAAAAGAAAAGTACAGGGTCAAATAGAAACTGTAAATATCGACGCAATAAAACAAACAATAAATCCATTAGTAAACGCAGAGATAGATTCTTTATTAGATTCTTCTGATCAACAAAAAGAAGCTATACTAAACAATCAATATGGAGGTTTAAGCTGGGAAGAATTCGCAAACATAAAAGATCCAATAAAACAAAAAGAAGCTTTAAGATCTGTTATAGAACCAGTAATAGTGACTGACGTACTGGGTAATGATTTTAAACAAGGAAACATTGGTGGTGAAACTATGTATTATAGAGAAACCGAAAAAATGCAAGAAGTAAAACCTGCTGGTACTGCAACAACTAAAGAAGGTGCTGCTCAAGCAAAAGTAGAAGAAAAAGCTAAAAACATAACATACGATATACTTAGAGCTAATTCAAAAAAGAATACTGGATTTTTTGTTGGTAAAACAGTAGATGGACAAAAGATAGAATCAGCTAGATGGGACGGAACAAATTTAATACTTAAAACGTATAAAGATGTTGGCGATACAAGAATACCAGATGAAATGGTTTATGACATGAATAGAATTGAGTCTGTAGAAAACATAGTAGCTGATTTTGTTAAAGAAAGATACGGTAAAGATGCTAGCTCTGAAAACATAAGAGACGCTGCGATTCAAATGCTAAGAAAAAGACGACAAGACAACAAGCCTAAAATAAATACTTCATACAAGTAATATGAATGAAATCTATATAAATCCAGAAACAGGGGAACTTTTTGAAGTTAGTGCTGATAAAAAAGATCAATTCTTAATTGACTTTCCTAACGCCGTGTTACAAACAGAAGAAGAAAAACCAGAAGAGGTTACTACAGAAATGTTTGTTAACCCTGATGATGGTGAACAATTTGAAGTAAGCATTGATAAAAAAGATATTTTTCTAAAAGATTTTCCAAACGCTGTTCCGATTGATCAAGCGGGAAAGCAAACGCCCTCAGCTCAGGATGCGGTTGCGGGAGGAAACACAGCATCCGTTATGGCTTCAAAGTTGGCAGATGGTTCATTGGAATCACCCGTTAATGTAGAAGAAAATACTTGGATTGAAGATGCTTTTGGTAAAAACGAAGTAACAGATTTTTTCGGTGATTTAATACGTGCTGGAAAATCAGGTTTTACACAAGCGCAAGCTTTAGACTCATCTCTTAAACTTTTTAGCAAAGGTAATCAGATGACTCAAGAAGAGCGTCTAGAATTAATAAAAAGAGGTAGAGCTATAGAAGAATCTGGTCAGACAGATGAGATGGCTAATTTTAGTAAAGTATACGCTGAAAAACAAGAAGAACTTGGAGGCATAGGAGCTTTCTTTTCTGCTTGGTGGGAAAACCCAAGCGTTATGACTCAGTATACTGTTATGTCTTTAGCTAACATGGCTAGAAGTGCTGGTGAAGCTGAAGCTTTAATAGCAGGAGCTGGAACTGCCGCTGCTGGTGCTGCTGCTGGATCTGTAATACCAGGCGTTGGTACTGCTGCTGGAGCAATTGGTGGATTAATGGGAGGTTTGTCAGCTACTATGGAAGTTGGCGCAACTACAGCTCAATTAATGCAAGAGGCTGCAACTGAATCTGGTTTAGACTGGGCTTCAATGGATGATAAGGCTAGACTTGACTGGGTTGATAAAGTTGTTAATGATAAAGAATTATACGACGATATAACAAATAAAGCACTACGTAGAGGTATAACTATTGGAGCTGTAGACGCGATAACTGGTGCCGCAACAAAAGGTATATCTGGAGGAGTTAGAAAAGCTGTTACTAAAAGTGCTAAAAGCGCCTTGGCTGGTGCCGCTGAAGTCACTGCTGCTGCTGTGGTTGAAACAACTGGTGGTTTAGCTAGTGAGATAGGTGGTCAGTTAGCTGCTGGGCAAGAGTTAAACGCACAAGAAATATTAACAGAAGGTTTTGCTGACAAAACTTTTACAATATTAAACATAGCTCAAGGTGGATTAAAAGCGCCTAACTATACAATAAACGGTGAAAAACTAAATGGTAAAAAATTTAGAGAAACCGTACAGAGCATGGACGATGCTACTATAATGTCTACCGATATAACTATTGATAATGATCCATTAATGGACAAGATCATATCCAATAGAAGAGCTGATATAAACATAGATCAAAAGATTGGTGCTAACATCAATGACGTTAAAGATCGTGCTGAAGTAATAAAATTACAAAGAGATTTACAGTTATTAAAAGATAATGACACTGTGTCTGGTCAAATGCGTAAGTCAGATATAAGAGAAAAAATAGTAGCTATTGAAGAGAAATACAAAGACTCTAAAGAAGACGTTACTATAAAGCAAAGACAAGAAGCTGTAGCTAAAGCAAGAACAAATAAACTTGAAAACGCTTTTAATAAAAACGTAGGTGCCGCAACAAGATTAGCTAAAGATTTAGGTTTTAAGAAAGGACCTAAAGTGTATAAAACCACAATGGAATACAACATGGCTTTATCTAAAGAGTTAGGTGTTACTCTTAAAGAAGCTAAAAAAATATCTGATAAATCTGATGGTGTTTTCTTAGGTGATGGCAAAATGCTTATAGATAAGCAGAGAGCCATGGAAATTGGCGCTGTTAGTGTGGGTACACATGAGGTACTTCACCCCGTGCTAAACGCTGTTGTTGGTGGTAAAGAAAACCAAGGCGCTATAGTAAATGAGTTTAAAAAAGCAATGACTTCTAAACAACGCGCTTATGTTGACGCTCAGTTAGAAGCTAATGTTGATCCTAAAAACTGGGACACAGAGTATTTAAACTATTTCTCAGATGGCATACTTAAAGGTAAAATAGACTACGATCAAACATTGTTTGAAAAGTTAGGTGATATAATAATTAGAATATTCAAAGGAAAAG